TCAAACTGTCTCTCTCCGACACAGTCCGAGCCAGTCCAAGACAGTCCGTTTAAGTCCAGACCTGATCCGCTTCGATGACAACTAAAACCAGAAAGCCCAAGAAGCTGGTTGGGGATTTGAGACCACGCCTTCACAGCCCGTGGCTAAAGGGCAAAACTAAGGGCGATCAGGTTGCAGAACTTGCAGAGCGCATAGGTCAGCCACTTCTCGAATGGCAGAAGATAATCTTGAACGATTTATGCTCTGTGGACAAAGAAGATCAGTTCATCCGTAAGACAAGCCTGTTGCTAATTGCTAGGCAATCAGGAAAGAGCCACCTTGCAAGAATGCGAGCGTTAGCAGGCTTATTCATGTTCGGTGAGAAGGACATCTTGATCATGTCATCTAATAGAGCTATGGCAATGAAGTCATTTAACATCATGGCAGACATCATCGAGCGCAACGACTTTCTCAGAGTGCAGCTGAAGGATGGAGACATCAAGAAGGGCATCCGTAGGACTAATGGCGATGAGAGAATCATCCTTGCATCTGGAGCGCAGTTAGAAGTTGCTGCTGCGACATCCGATGGAGCGCGTGGGCGCACATGTGACTTCCTCTGGATCGATGAGCTACGCGAAGTGTCTGAGGCTGCTATGGATGCGGCTAAAAGCGTTACCTTAGCGCGTAAGAATAGCCAACGATTATTCACTAGCAACGCTGGAGACCATTTCAGCAAAGTGCTTAATGATCTGCATGAGGCTTGCTTAAATAAGCCACCTAAGAGCTTAGGCTTCTACGAATACAGCGCACCTGACTTCTGTGACATCTGGGATCGTAAAGCATGGGCAATGGCTAACCCTTCTCTGGGTCATCTAATCAGCGAAGAAGCAATTGAGGAAACTATTGCATCTTCAACGATGGAAGCTGCAAGAACCGAGACCCTTTGCCAATGGATCTCCAGTTTAAGTTGTCCGTTCAGTACTGAGGTACTTGAAAACTCATCTGACAGCACACTAGAGATGACAGTAGGTGCTTACACAGTATTCGGTTTCGATGTAAGTCCAAGTAGGCGCAATGGCTCGCTTGTTGCTGGTCAGTTGCTTCCCGATGGCAGAATCGGGATAGGAATCATGGAAACCTACAGCTCGCAGGTTGCTATCGATGAATTAAAGATGGCTGCAAGCATCAAGTCATGGGTGGATCTGTATAAGCCACGCCTTGTCTGCTTTGACAAGTACGCCACACAGACCATCGCAGACAGACTGGCTAACTCAGGTGTTATGGTCGAGGATGTGTCAGGTCAGCAATTCTACAAAGCCTGTGGAGATCTGTTAGAAGGATTGACCAATCTTAGGGTCGTTCACAATGGGTCTAAAGAACTTATTGAGCAGTTCACCAACACAGCTGCTAAGACCAACGATAGTGCTTGGAGAATCATCAAACGCAAAAGTGCTGGAGACATTTCAGCCCCTATTGGCTTGGCAATGGTAGTAAGTAAGTTGATGCTTCCTCAACCTAAGCCACAGATTTATGGTTAGACACACCCATAGCACATTGTCTAATTGCTTGACAAATGCTACACTTTATGACTATGGGTCTATTCCGCAAAACTGAAGCAATCTCAAATGATCAGCGTTCATCGCTTTTAGCGCAATACGCCCCTTCTATTATGGGCGAAAATCTTAACTCGCTCTACAATTACATCCTTCCGCGTGTCAATCGCAACGAAGCTATGTCAGTACCCTCAGTTGCAAAATGCAGAAACCTTTTGAGCGGTGTCATCGGTGGACTGCCACTCAATCTTTATCGCACTTCAACAGGTGAAGAATTAGGCAATCCAGTTTGGGTTGATCAGCCAGCAATTAACCAGCCACGCTCTGTAACAATGGCGTGGACTGTTGATTCATTGATGATGTACGGCGTGGCTTACTGGCAAGTTACAGAAGTTTATGCTGAAGATGGCAGACCATCTCGCTTCCAATGGATTCCCAATGTCAAGGTTACATTTAACACAGACCTTTATGGAATGACTGTCACCCAATACTTTATTGATGCGGTTGCTGTACCGATGTCGGGTCTTGGCAGCATTGTTACCTTCCAGTCATTTGATGAAGGTATCTTAGAGCGCGGATCTGAAACAATCAGAGCTGCAATCGATCTTCGTAAAGCAGCAGTCTTATCTGCAAGCACACCAATGCCATCTGGGGTTTTACGCAACAACGGGGCTGACCTAGATCCTAAAGAGATCGCTGGACTTCTTGCAGCATGGAAGAACGCTAGACAAAATCGTGCAACTGCATACTTGACAAGCACTCTGGAATACCAGCCAACATCATTCTCTCCAAAAGACATGATGTATGACGAAGCGCAACAGTTCTTAGCAACTGAAATTGCTCGTCTATGCAACATCCCTGCTTACATGCTCAGCGCGGAAGCCAACACATCAATGACTTATGCGAATGTGCTTGATGAAAGAAAACAATTCTTCTCGATGAGCCTTGCGCCTTATGTAAATGCGATTCAGGATCGTCTCTCAATGGATGACATTACTGCTCGCGGTAATGCAGTTCGCTTTGATGTCGATTCATCATTCCTAGCAACTGAACCAATGGAACGCTTGCTAGTAATTGAAAAGATGTTATCTCTAGGCTTGATCACAGTTGAACAAGCTATGGAGATGGAAGATTTAACACCTAACGGCAGCGAAGGAATCGAATAATGGAAAATCAAGTAATCACCTTCACGGCAGGACTTATTGCCAATGTTGAAGAACGCTTAATCTCAGGCAAGATCGTGCCAGCAGGTACAGGCGAAGTCGGTAACACTTCAGCAGGTAAGGTCGTATTCGAGAAGGGCGCAATCGCACTTCCAGAAGATCCTAAGACTGTCAAGCTTCTTAATCAGCATGACACACGCCAACCTTTAGGGAAGGCTACCCAGTTTACAGAGCAAGAAGATGGCGTTTACGCTAGCTTCAAAGTAAGTCGCAGCAACCGAGGTTCTGAAGCCTTGATCCTTGCAGAAGAAGGATTGCAATCAGGTCTTTCAGTAGGCGTAGAAGTAATTAAGTCAAAGCAGAAGGGCAATGTGATGTTCGTATCCGCTGCTCGATTGCTAGAAGTTTCATTGGTAACAGAGCCAGCATTTAAGTCTGCTCAGGTTATCGATGTAGCGGCTGAGGAAACTCCAGAGGTCGTAGAAGAAGAAATCACACCAACAGAAAGCGAGACAGCTGTGGAGAATACTCCAGAGACAGTTGCAGCACCAGCAGTAGAAGCAGCAGCGGTTGAAGCTGCTCGCCCAACTGTAGTGACAGCAACTACATTCGTGCGCGAGCGCGTAGCACCTATCACAGGCGCACAGTACCTAGAAGCAAACATCAAGGCAGCACTTGGTGATGACGAAGCACGCCGCGTAGTTCGCGCAGCAGATGACTCAACATCAACAAACACAGGTCTTACACTTGCACCACACCTAAACACATTCATCACTGACACCTTCACAGGTCGTCCAGCATTTGAAGCAGCAACAAGACAAGCTCTTTTGCCAGAGGGTATGTCATTCACAGTTCCACGCCTTTACACAAATGCTACTTCAGCTGATACTGCTCCAACAGTTGCAGACACAAACGAAGGCGCAGCACCATCTGAGACAGGCATGACATCTGCTTTTGATACAGTAAATGTCAACAAGTTCAGTGGTTTGCAGCGTGTAAGTTTCGAGCTAGTTGATCGCTCGCAGCCAGCATTCATGGAACTAATGATGATCGAACTTCGCAAGGCATACGAGAAGGCAACAGATACAGCACTTCTACAAGCTTTCGTTGATAGCGGTACTACAGCAACAGGTGTAGCAGCAACAGCAGCAGGACTACAGTCATTTATCTCTGTAGAAGGTGCAGCAGCATACAAGGGTACAGGCGGAGACTTTGCTAACAAGCTAGTTGCAAGCACAGACCAGTGGGCAGCAATCACCGGCTACGCAGATACTACTGGACGAGCATTGTATTCAGCACAGGGTGCAACATACAACGCAGCAGGTAATGCAGTAGCAACATCTGTTCGTGGCAATGTTCTTGGCACAGACTTGATCGTTGATCACAACCTTGGAGCGGGAGTTATTGATAACTCAGCATTCTTGGTTGCACCATCATCTGTTTACTGCTGGGAATCACCACAAACACAGCTTCGCGTTAATGTTCTAACAACAGGCGAGATCGAAATCAACCTTTACGGATACCTAGCAATCTATCTTGCTAAGTCAGGTAAGGGCGTTCGTAAGTTCAACCTAGCTTAATAGGTTACTAAGTCGCTCTAGGGGGTCAGTAGCCCTCTGACTCCCTAGAGTCTTTAGAAAGGAATTGCAATGGCATTAACGACAGTCAGCGAATTACGCTCCACACTCGGAGTGGGTACGCTGTATCCAGATGCCACTTTGCAAGAAGTATGCGATGCCTCAGATGCAGTCCTACTTCCTATGCTTTGGAATAACTATCAATTTAATTATCTTCAGAGCAATACGACTACTGAAGGAACTCTTTATTTTGACACAACGATTGAAGATGTTTTTTATGTAGGTCAATCTGTAGTTATTACAGGTAATGGCTCACCTTACAATGGCACAAAGACACTAACAGCAGTCGGTGAAGATTCAATTACCTTTGCTGTTACTGGCACACCTGCTGCAACAGTTAAGCATATTGTTGCACCACTTGGTCAAGTAGCAGGTGCTACAAATGTCGATTACACGACCGACACAGCAGTTCAGAACGCAGCTTTGATGATCGCTGTTGAGATCTGGCAAGCAAGAACCGCGACACTCTCAGGTTCAAATGCTGTTGATTTCCAGCCCTCACCTTATCGAATGAGCGCACAGCTACTCGCTAAGGTAAGAGGATTGATTGCTCACGCGCTGAGCCCTAACTCAATGGTGGGATAATGCCACCTGTAGCCATAACCACTCTTAGAACCACACTAGCGACTGCATTAGTCAATAACGCTAAATGGCAGACTTTCGCCTTTCCACCTGCCACAGTTCTTGCTAACTCTGTAATTGTTTCTCCAGATGATCCTTATCTGACACCGAATAACAATAAACAGATTTCCGTTGCACCAATGGCTAACTTTAAGATTGTCATGACTGTACCTTTGTTCGATAACGAAGGAAATCTGAACGGGATTGAAGATACTGTCTGTAGCGTGTTCGCACTACTTGCAGCATCATCTTTAGTCTGTAATGTAAGCGCAATCAGCGCACCAAGTATTCTCAACGCTGCATCGGGTGACCTACTCAGCTGTGAGATGTCCGTATCAATCCTAACGAGTTGGAGTTAAACATGTCCGATTGGGAAAAAGAGAACGAAGCCTTTCTGATCAAGATCGGGCAGGTTAAAGAAACACCAGCAGCAAAGCCAGTAACTACAAAGAAGGACGAGGAATAATCCATGTCAGTTTATCTAGCAAATACGGGAGTTCTAACTGTCAATGCGGTTGATCTCTCGACATTAGTAACTTCAGTAACTATTAACCGAGCATTCGATGAGTTGGAAGTCACAGCACTTGGAGATTCTGGTCATCGTTTTGTTAAGGGATTGGAAGCTTCAAGCATTTCAATCGACTTTATCAATGATGAAGCAACAGCTAAAACACTTCAGACACTTGCAGCAACATGGGGAACAAACACAGTTGTTACCTTCAAGCAATTTGCTGGAGCGACAGCACCTACAAACCCTCTTTACACAATGACATGCTTGGTTAACAACATCACTCCCGTAAATGGTGCTGTCGCTGACCTAAGTACCCAAAGTGTGACATGGAACGTATCAGGTACAATCGCAGTAACAACAGCGTAAGAAACTAACAAAGGGGCAAAACCATGGCAAAACTAAAAATAGTTCGTACAGATGGAAGCGTACTAGAAGGCGAGATCACCCCAGCGGTGGAATACGCATTTGAGCAATACGCTAAAAAGGGTTTCCATAAGGCGTTTCGCGATGAAGAAAAGCAGAGCGATGTCTATTGGTTAGCATGGGAAGTAACACGCAGGACAGGTGAAACTGTTAAGCCTTATGGTATGGAGTTCATCGAAACGCTAAAAAGCGTGGAAGTGTTGGACTCTGACCCTTTAGCTTAAAGCGCGATCTTCCATTCACCTACCTAATTGCTAGGCTAAGCATTAGGTTGGGAATCGCGCCACAGCAGTTATTAGATCTAGATAAGGCAATGCTCGATGCACTTGTGCAAGGGCTTAAAGATGAAGCGAAAGAGGTGAGCGATGCCAACAGAAGTCAAAGGCGCGGTAGAGCTTAGAAAAGCCCTCAGAGCATTCACACCTGATCTTGCTAAAGAAACACAGAAGGAAATCGCTGGAGTCTTGAAGCCTATTGTTTCAAAGGCTCGCGGATTTATTCCTTCAACTGCACCTTTAAGCGGTTGGGCTAAAAGCACTAACGGCACTTGGGGCAACCGAGTCTGGTCATCTTCAGATGCTAAGCGTGGGGTTGGGTATAAGACAACACCATCAAAAGTCAATCGCTCTGGTTTTCGTTCGCTTGCTCGTATTGTCAATGCTTCGCCTTCAGGCTCTATTTATGAGACTGCTGGTCGCTTAAATCCACAGGGCAGACCCCAAGCACCATTGGCTAAAGTCGTGGCACTTGGTCATTCTAATTATGGCAAGACGATCCGTTCAGGATCTAAAAGCGAATCAATGAGCAACAACCCTAATGCTGGTCAGCAGTTCATCGATGCTATGAATCGGACTTCACCTATTGTCAATGCTTATCAAAGACAAGAAGGACAGTCAGGTCGCGCTTCTCGTAAGATGAAGGGTCGCGCAATCTTTCGTGCATGGGCTGAAGATCAAGGCAAGGCTAACGCAGCTGTTGTCAAAGCAATCCAGAAGTCTAAAGTTGAGTTCGAGAAAAGGACACAGGTGCGCTAATGGCAGCAGATGTAAGAATTGACATAGCCGCCGAGTTCACAGGTAAAAAGGCGTTCAAGCAAGCTGAGACTTCTACAGACAAACTGACCAAGAATGTCAAGGGTCTTGCTAAAGGATTACTTGCTGTTTATTCAGCACAGAAGCTTCTGTCCTACGCTAAGGCATCTGTTAAGGCATTCGCAGAAGATGACAAGGCTGCTAAGGCTCTAGGGACTACTCTAAAGAATCTGGGTCTTGCTTACGGCGCAAACATTGGCACAGTCAATGGCTTTATCTCTCGCCTTGAAATGCAGACAGGTGTGCTCGATGACGAGTTACGCCCAGCAATGGATCGATTGCTTCGTGCAACAGGCGATGTAACCAAGTCACAGGAATTGCTAGGACTTGCACTTGACATTGCTGCTGGTACTGGCAAGTCAGTCACCCAAGTTTCACAAAGCTTGCAGAAGGCATACTTAGGACAGACTCAGGCACTAGGTCGTTTGGGCGTAGGACTTACTAGAGCAGAACTTTCAACCTCAACTTTCGAGCAGATCCAAGAACGCCTAGCGGTTTTATTCGCAGGTCAGGCAACTGCCGCAGCTGATACCTATGCAGGTTCACTTGCTAAATTAACTGTTGCTTCTAATAACGCTAAAGAGACTATTGGTAAGGGTCTTGTCGATGCGTTAATCACAGTCACTAATTCTAATTCAACAGATGAGTTTATTGCTAAGATCGACAAAGCAGCGCAGTCGATTGCTAACTTCGTTCGTGAGACAGGCGAGTTCATCAAGATTACGAAGTCAATCTTTGACTTCAAGAACCTAAGTTTCTTTGCACCTTCTGGCGGTTTATTCGGTGATGGTAAGGGCTTCGGCAACATCTCAATGACAGTATCCTCACAGGATACACAGCGCGCAGACGCCATTGCTCGAAAGAACGCAATGGCGATAACGAAGCTTACAAAAGAGCAAGCAGCAGCACAGGCTAAGATTCTTAAAGATAAGAAACTTGGAGCAGCTATTGACAAGGCTAACCTTGCTCTTAACAAGGGCAACGAAGTCTTTGACATGGACAAGATCCAGATTGCAGCAGCTCTAACTAATCAGGCTGAGCAATTAGGCAAGGCAACCAGCAGCGCACAGGTATTACAGATCGCTAACGATACTGCTCGTCTAAATGTCAAGCGTTCAATTCTTGCTCTGGAAGATGCTATTGCCGCTAAGGATGAAGCAGCCATTATCGCCGCCACGGCTAAATTAAATGAAGATCTAAAGATCCTTGGTGCTTTAAGCATGCAAAAGACTCAGATGGTGGCTATTGAATCCATTCTTAAAGGTCTAGTTCCAAAGGATTTGATCAATCAGAATAATCTTGATGAGTCTTTACGCAAGATCAAAGAGATGCTTGCATTGTTGGCTGGAATGAAAATGCCAACCATTGTTTCCTCTGTTGCAGATAGTGGCGGTAAATTATCAACAGTCGAGAAAGTTGCTGCTATTACTGCTAAATTGCCAGCAAGTGTTAGCGCATCTGATTGGTTCGAGAGCTTGACAGAAGATGAGCAATCCCAACTAGGCGGCTATGTTCCTTTCGTGGGAGCCAACATTCCTGTTACTGTGCCTGAAACTTTTGGACCATCTGGAGTAGGACTGGGCAATAACGGAACTGGCAGACAGATTCCATCACAGGCGAACTATTCAATCACAGTAAATACAGGCGTTGGAGATCCAGAATTAATTGCTAGAACTCTAGAAGATTACATCCGTCAGTCTTATCAGCGCGGCACTAGCGCAACAGGACTTCTTGCAGTATGACATGGCTTCCTCAATGGCGCATAACAGTCGGCACGACTGTTTACACAAATGTTACTAGCGTCAATCTTGTCACAGGTCGAATCGACATAGATCGTCAATGTCAAGCAGGTTATGCTCGCATGGAAATCATCAATTCAGATAACTCTCTGTTTGATGTTGATGTTACAGATCTTCTGACTTTAGAGCTTAAAGATAGCGGTGGCACTTATGTACCTGTATTCGGTGGCACAGTGTCAGACTTCTCAACCTCAGTCAGAAGCCCAGAGGAATCAGGCTTTGTCACACTAGGCACAATCCTTGCAGTAGGTGCTTTGGCTAAACTGCCTAAAGCCATTTACACGGATTCTGTGGCACACAATTTAGATGGCGAACAGATTGCTATTATTCTTGAAGATCTATTAGTAGGTGAATGGCAAGAAGTTGCAGCTGCCCTTCAATGGGTTAATTACGACCCAACTACCACATGGGCTAATGCTGAGAATGTGGGCTTAGGTGAGATTGATGCTGGGCTTTACGAGATGGATAACCTCAGCGCAGCAGATCGCAACACCCAGACCCTAGTTCAACAAATAGCCGATAGCGCACTCGGAACGCTCTACGAGGACAAGCAGGGGCGCATAGCCTATGCGGACGCGGATCATAGAAGTAACTATTTAGCAGCCAATGGCTCAACCCAGTTAGACGGCAACTATGCTTCCCCTGCCAGCGTTAAGTCAATCCTACAGATTGGCAAGATTCGTAACAGTGAAATTGTGCGCTATGGCAATGATTACGGCAGCACATATTCAGCCACAGACGATGCTTCTATTATTACCTATGGACGCTATCAACGAACATTCGATTCTAATATCCGCTTTCTTGCAGACATCGAGGACATCATCGAGCGCGATCTAGCCCTGCGCTCAGTCCCTAGAACACAGCTTGATCAGATTACTTTCAGACTTGACAATCCTCTTATGCCAGATGCCCTTAGAGATAACCTAATTAACCTATTCTTTGGCGAGCCAGTAGTTATCACCAACCTACCCTTTAACATGTTCGAAGGGTACTTCTCAGGCTTTGTAGAGGGCATTTCAATGAGAGCGACACCAACATTCGTGGATGCGACTATCTATGTCTCACCAACAGACTTTTCTCTTATAGCCCCGACATGGGCAACAGTACTTCCAACTAACACCATCTGGAGTGGCGTAAATGGTACACTACAGTGGTCTAAAGCGATCGGAGCTCTAACCTAATGGCAACAACAACACCTAATTTTGGTTGGGCAGTACCAACCAGTACTGACCTAGTCAAGGATGGCGCAGTAGCCATTGAAACACTAGGCGACTCTATCGATGCTTCACTGGTCGATCTAAAGGGTGGCACTACAGGTCAAGTCCTTGCTAAGGCTTCTAACACAGACATGGACTTTTCATGGGTTGCACAGGATGATTCAAATGCAATTCAGAATGCTTTATTGACAACAACAGGTGACACAATCTATGCAAGCGGAGCAAGCACTCCAGCTCGTCTCGGTATTGGTAGCACAGGACAAATCCTTACAGTTTCAGGCGGTGTGCCAACTTGGGCAACACCTGCTGCTTCTACTGGCAAAGTGGTTCAAGTAGTTAATGCAAGCACTTCAACGCAAGTGACATCTTCAACTTCAACTTTTGCAGATACTAACTTAACTGCAACAATTACTCCGACATCTGCAAGTAATAAGATCTTGGTCTTTGTAAATCAGAATGGCGTGGCAAAATACGCTACAAATACAAGAATGCAGATTAGATTGGTTAGAGGGGCAACTACAATTCTAAATCTTGACAGCAACGCTGGTAACAATGACAGCGGAGTAGGCAATTCTGTCGGTTCTGTGTCTTGTGTTTATCTTGATTCACCAGCGACAACTTCTGCAACTACATACAAAACACAATTTAACAGCTCGGCGAACTCTGGTACAACTTACCTACAGGACAGCACATCGCCTGGCACTACTTCAACAATTCTACTAATGGAAGTGACACCATAATGGCATCAATCGTCGAAGCATTAAACTTTCTACGCCCACAAGGCGGATACATTGCTAATGGTTTAGAGTACGAAGGTATTCAATTCATCGAATGCGAACCTTTTACAAAGGCAGAGTTCGAGGCTGCTTTTCCAGCCTTTGATGCTTGGAAAGCCGAGCAAGATGCACAGGCAGCAGCAGACAAAGCAAGTGCAATTGCAAAACTTGGAGCTCTTGGTCTGACAGCAGATGATCTAAAGGCACTCGGATTATAAGTGAAGGTCAAACTTTCTAAAGCTGCTATTCAATTAAGAGAGCAGATTGATGACTCGTTCCCAGATCGTGACCGCGCATCGGATGGTTGGATCGGTGATACCCGACACGCTGCTCGCAAGTCAGATCATAATCCAGATGAGCAAGGCTGGGTTCGTGCCATTGATGTGGACAAAGACCTATTCAAGAATGGCAAACCAGACATCATGGGAGATCTTGCTGATCAGCTTCGTACCTTGTCCAAGTCAAAAGCAGACAAGCGTATTAGTTACATCATTTTCGATGGAAAAATCTGCTCCCACATCCTTAACTGGAAGTGGCGCAAATACACAGGGGCTAACAAACACACGAAGCATGTTCATGTTAGCTTTAAGAAAGAAGCTGACAATGATGGTGCTTTTTTTCAGATACCTATGTTAGGCGGAAACTAATGAATGAACTAAAGACAGCAGCAGGATCTTGGGCAAGAGCCTTCTTGGTAGCAGCGATCTCAATGTATGCAGCAGGTGTCACAGATCCACAGGCACTCATTGCAGCTGGCATTGCTTCAATCCTTCCACCTGTACTGCGCTACCTGTCACCTAATGATCCTTCTATGGGCATTAAGAAGTGACACAGTCAGACTTCTTCACGCTTTACCTTGCCACCATTGCAGCACTTGGTGGCTTGTCTGGCTATGTAATCACACACCTGTTGTCTGAGATCAAAAGACTCAACACGCGAGTCGATGAGATCTATAACATCTTGCTTGACAGGTAACATTCTGCTATGGCAAGAAAAGCAACTAAGGCTCTAGAAGAACAAGGTTACTCAAAGCTCGATGCTTACTGCATTGGGCTTTATGAGTACTTCTGCTCCCTAAAGCGTGCAGGGTTTCCAGAGGACATCGCCATGTTCATGATTACTGAGCCACAGGCATATCCGCATTGGATCTTGCCCGATGGGATACCGCCAGAGAAGTTAGGCGATTACATAGATGAGGATGACGATTAAGCGAATCGTAGTCGTATCGGATCTCCAAGTTCCGTATCATGACAGGGTTGCAACCCGTAACCTTGCAAGTTTCATCACCAAGTTTAAGCCTGATCAAGTAGTCACCATTGGCGATGAGATTGACCTACCACAGATAAGCAAGTGGGAAGAAGGGCGCATGGGCAGTTATGCCCAGACCCTAGATGATGACCGCAATCAAGCTGTGGAGTTGCTATGGGAATTGGGCGTAACAGATTGCATCCGTAGCAATCACACAGATCGCCTGTATAACATCATTATGGCTAAAGTGCCAGCATTCGGAGCATTGCCAGAGCTGCGCTTTGAGAAGTTTATGCGCTTCGATGAGCTAGGCATAACCTTCCATAAGAACCCAATGCTTATTGCACCTAACTGGATTGCAGTACATGGAGACCACACACCCATCAAGCCACAAGGGGGCTTATCAGCCCTTGAAGCGGCTCGTAGGCATGGAAAGAATGTCATCTCAGGTCATACCCACAGAGCAGGGCGTTCAGCCTTCTCAGAGGCTTCTGGGGGGCGTATAGGGCGTGTCCTACATGGTGTTGAAGTAGGCAATCTCATGGACTTTAAGCAAGCTGCATACACTAAAGGTGTGGCTAACTGGCAACAGGCATTCGCCATAATGTATGTGCATGGCAATAAGGTGCAAGTCGATCTAATCAACATCGAAAAGGACGGGACATTTATTGTCTCGGGAAAGACTTACGGACGAGCCCGATAATCGTTATCATTTCGTTATCAGAATGTGCTTGATTCGTCTGACATATCTGTCACACTAAGTTTGTCACCAATCAAGGGCATTGGGACAGTTAGGTACGAAAATGATTGCAACAAAGAAAGCACAGTTAAAGTTCTGTAACACATGTGACAAAGCTACTTACGTTTCAGCTGTCGATTACCACAGTCAGAATCCTTGCCGAGCATCGCTTAATGGCTGGGATTGCATGGAGTTTGAGAATGAGAATTTGTTTTGCCGATGCGAGGTGTCAGCATGAGTTTTGAGATGCCAATGATCGTGCTGCTTTTAGCAGCTAATGCTTTATGGTACTTGGTCGGCTGGGCTAAGGGTTTTAACGAAGGCAAGCGCGAGGGTCTAATCGTTGCTAAGTCATTTCAGCGAGTGACAACAGATGCGCGCTAATGAAATCTTACTCACCGCCACCGACACGATCCGTGATCGTGGGTTGTCATATGGTCACCCTGCGGATAACCTGCAACACACCGCAATGCTGCTCTCAGCATACTTACAAACACCGATACACGACTATCAGGTGGCAGGGATCATGGTCTTGGTTAAACTTGCAAGGACTAATCAATCAGCACAACACATCGACAACTGGGTCGATCTCTGCTCTTATGGCGCACTCGCAGGGCAGCTAGCCACAGAGGAAAACGAACTGTATGTTTAATTTAGC